CAGTGCCTGGATCATTCGCGGCACGATAGGCCATCGCGATACCGGCGAAGTTAGTCCCGACCGTGTTTGATCGCGTAGCATGGTCCGCGCCGGTCACAGTTGACGCAGGCCGCACCACACCGCTCGACCAAACTAACACGTCACCCATAAAAATTTCGTCAGCTGTGTTACGCGGCAAATCGACGATATTAGGATTGCCGCGCTCTAATCGTATCTGACCACTCACTGTTTCATCTCCTTAAGGCGTGCAAGGAATTCGTCTGCAGTTCGACGATAGTACGGCGTGCTCGCCGAGGATAAACCGAATGGTGTGCTATCGCTTCGCGAGCCTAACAAAGACTTAACCTCTTCGATCAGCTTAGCCCGCTGCTCACGATTCTTCGTGCGCCGGATTATATCGCGTAGTGAGGCGGGCACAGCGCCAAAAATTTTCGCCTCCATCATTTGCTGGTCAGCCTGGTCAGCCGTCACGTATGAATCGAGCTGTGCTTGTAGATCGGCTAATGACTGCTTTAGATCACTCAGCGCCGAGCCGACTTCGGACTCGACCTCTTTCCGCAGCTCGTCGTAAAGGTCAGGGCGCTTTTCTTTCAGCGTTTCAAGCGTGAGCGATTGATAAAGCGCTTCGACCGGATCAGTAGATGCCGGCTGATCACCGCCTGTCTGCCCAGCGTCGGTCTGACCGTCACCGGCCTGCTCAAAAAACTTTTGCCTCATCTGCTTACCCTCAAACAATGACGTAACTGTGGCTGGCTCGGCCACTAGGTCAACGGAACGAACCGATTCGATGCGGCTTACAACCTGAGTGCCGTCTTCGCGCATCTCCACCTGCCCTGCCGCATCATGCGACAATCCAACGGCACCCGGGTTGTTTTCCGCGTCCCAGAATAGCTGATTGGCCAGCTCGTGCTCAGGGTTGACAGCCAAATCAGCACGGACCTTCCCAAGTTCAAACCTAACATTCACAAGCCGGCCAATTTTATTACGATAGCTGCGAGACGCCACGCCACTATCCGGCTGATGGTCGATATATACCGGTTTGTTTTCGTAAAGCGGCACGGCGGCAATTAGTACGTCCGGCGGATAGTGTCGCCCATTCTCCGACTGCGAACCAATCACGACTACGTCTCGGATAATGCCCGCGGTCCGATCGACCTTAGAGCTTGTGTCGATCGACGTGACGTATTCCAGTAGTTCACGTGTACGTATGCGTTTGCTCATACAAAAAAAGAACCCGCGACTATTACATCGCGGGTTCTCCGGAGGCTGTCCTATGGCTGTCCTAGGCGGTTAACTCTAATTATTTTCAGTGTAGCCAGCTCACGCTAACCTGTCAACGTTTGTGAAAATTTTTTTACTCGTCGGCGAAAATCGGTACGGCCATGCACCGGCAGTTAGGCGCGTCTGGCAGCTCAGGTAGCAGCTCACCTCGCCTCGAACGATAACTACCATCCGGCTGTCGGCGATAGATTCGGCCATTACGTTTCCGATGCGCTGGGCGCGTACGATCGTCAAGCACAGCCTGGATTCGGTAAGCCACGATTGTATCGCCAAGCACCTCGTTTGTTCGCTCAAAGTTATCGCGTTCTAAGGCTCGGCGCGCCTCGGTGCGGGCGATACGCCGCGCTTTCCAGTCTACGGTATCCAGCGCCGACGATAAACGGTCGGTCAGCTCCTCGACGGTCTCGCCCTTCGCCAAGCCGGTAGTTAGTTGCGATTGAATAACTGCCTTATCGGCATCACTCCAAAGACGTGACGATAGGCGATTTTTTAATGTATCGGTCTGTAGAACGCCTGGCTTCGTCCAGGTGTCGCGCAGCTCTTTCGGCTTTAATGGCGGGAATACGAACTGAGCCACTAGCTGTTTCCACTGCTTCGCCGTGCGCGGCCTCTTAAATGGACGTCCACGGAATACTCGACCATGTGGCAAATCGTAGCTAATCTGAATTTGCGGCGGCAACATAGCTTCGCTTAGCGTTTCCTCTCGCTGAACTAAGCCAACCTTTTCAGCGACTTTTTCCGCAATGTGAGGTGGCAGAATTTCAGCTAATGCGTCGCGTGCTACGTTCCAACCAGAGGCTAGGCACTGCGCCAGCGCGTCGATAATTTCGTCTAGCGTTTCCGACCACAAGGCGTCTAGCATGACAAACCGATAGGCCGGCGGCGTGCGCAGCCACACCAAGACTATACGCGCTCGGAATTTTTTCAACGCTCGGCGCAGCACTACGTCGAGCCTATCGAGCAACCTATCACGAGTTAGTTGGAGGCTTAGATGTGTCGGCGATAGTATTTTCATTTGCCGCCTCGCCCCCTAGATCAGTTTCGTGCACACCACGCTTAAGATAACGAAACTCGTCGGGCATCGTAAAGCCAAGCTCGACGTACCCCTGTCGCGCCGATAGTACACGAATCACTACGCGCCCCTGCGGCGTCGCAAATTCAATCGTCCGCCTAACTGGGCGCCTGACAATTAACATTAGATTAACCCTTGCGGTAGATCGGTTGGAACTGCCCCGCCCTCGGCTTCTAGTCGGCTTTTCTCTAGTGGCCAATCGAAGCCGTAACGAGCGGCTATAGTTTCCCTCGACACGACACCAGCACTAAGTAGGATTTGGTCAGCCTGAGCCTCGGCGAGGCGGTCGCGACTGCGGGGCGTTGGGGCCTCCGCCTCGATACGAACTTTTTCCGACACGCCAGCTGGTAAAAGGCTGAGGCGTTCCGCGTATCGAATTGCCCGTGTTAATACCTCCACGTCGTACCAAATCATCTCCGACTGGGCGCGCTCGAAAATTTTAACCGCCGGCCCCTCGGCCACCAATGAGGAACTGTAGTTAGCGTTTGACGCATCGGCGGACAACATGTATTCGGGAATACAGAGCCGAGCCGCGATAGCTCGTAACTCAGCTTGCACCGCACTTGCAAAATTCGCTACGTCAATCCGATTCGCCGGCGCGTCCCACTCCTCGCCAGGGCGGAGCGTAACGATTGAGCCAGGCGGTAGCTGTTGGTACGTGCGTCCTTCGGCATCCTTTCCTGCGCCCGGCTCGTTTGGCTGAAAGAATGGCGCAACCGATCCGGCGGCGCGGCGAACGATCGCGGCCACGCTCGCCTGGATAGCCGCCACCGTGCTCATTGACTGAAGAATTTTGTACGAACGTAAAAGCGATTCCCGGCATGGCCAGAGGACGGGCACGCCGCGTTTCTCTGTTCTCAGCACGTTACTTTTTCGGTGTTGGATTTTATTCGCATCAATAAACTCGAATGACCGCTTTGAGAGGCGTGACGCCATCGAGGTGTCACGATTTATCCAGTAACCTAACGGCGTCTCAGGATCGGAGGCATCTACGCGCACGCCAAACGAATCCGTCCACGGCGAATCAGACGGTGCGCACACGAATTCCGGATCGATCGTGCGCACCACTAGGCCATTTGGAGTTTCAAAGAAAATAAGGAACACCTCACCGTCGCGGTCTAGCTGGTATTGAATTTCGCGTTGGCGCAACATCCATCGGTCGGTATCCATCCACTCGCGCAAATATTCTGAAACGCGCTCGACCTCGGCCTCTGGCACGTCGATTCCTTCTTTCGGCACTACGCGATATGTGTGTCCGCTGCCGACGACGTAACTAACTCGAACTTCTAAAGCCGCCGCGGCGAACGGATGGTTTAGCGCGTACCATCGCATCTCCTCGACGATTTGCCGATGTTCGGTTTCACTATGATATGCACGGCTTTGCTTGCCGAGGTGAGGCGGCACAAAGTAGTCTTGAACCGCCTCGCGGATTACGTCAAAAAAACCATTCTTCGCGTCGTTAGATGTCACGATTTATTCCTCGCCAATTTCCGTGGCTCGCGTCGGAGGTGAGCACTGCCAAAAATTAGGATTCCCCGGGCCAGCGTAAATGTTTTTCCTAAGCAGCGGCAGATCACTTTCTCGAATTACGATCAGCTTAGCATTTCCAAATCGAGCTAGACCTAATCGCTTAGCCGCGCGGCGCACCGAGGATGCCGAGCAACCGATAAGCTGGGCCGCTTGCCGCGTCGATAAAAAACGCTCTGTCGAATCTTGCGCCATAAAGTTCCTCTGCTCTGTTGCCCATACTCTATTGCCTCCGTCGTTATTATAGCACAATTATCACAGCTCAGCGAGAAGCCCTCGAGCCTCCCACGAAGGCCTCCCTCGAGAGTACCCATCAGGGGGTCCCTCGGAGGTCTGCAAACCCCTAATGGCTCCATCGGGAGCATCCCTCGAGAGAACCAAGCCACCGAGGGACCCACGGGAAGGGAACCTCGAGGCCCCAAAAAGGGCTCCCTCGGTACTCCCTCGGTAGTCCCTCGGTGATCCCTTGTGGGTCCACCGAGGAAACCCCTCGAAGGCGCCCCGTATGCCCCCTCGAGGACGTCTGGCCTGTCGTCACTTACCGCAGCTCGGCGAGCAGCCGCATCGCCATTTCGAGGGCGTCCGGCCCATCGTCGTGGTCGCCCGACGGCCAGGCCCGCAGTTGCTGTTCGAGCAGCCGACCGCCGACGGTATCCGCAATCCTAAGTTCGCGTCGCGTAATAAAAGGTGTTAGCCGCCGAATCCTAACATCCTTAGCCCCGTCCGGGCGAATTTCATAGATCGACCAGCGACAGCCACCTAGCCGGTTTAACTCGGCGCACAGCACGTTCTGAAACGCTACGGATTCGATACCTATCGCGTGCGGTCGCCAACGATCAGCTAACACAAGCGTATCTCGAAGAATCTGATCCGACGGCCTTCGTGCTAAATCTGCCTCGATCCAGAGCAGGCCATCGGCGACGCCCAAAGCAACTATAGCCGAATAATCGCCGCGCTCTTTCCCCAACGATGGATCGACAGCGATAACGCGGCACTGCATGCGGTCGATAGGCAGTGAAGCTGGTGGCACGATAAGCCAATCGCCCCAATACTCGCCTGGCCACTCGACGCCCTCCTGGTCGATCCACTGCGCCTCCAATTCTTGGCTCGCCCAGCGACCGGTAATTTCCTGCGTGAGTCGATCACGAACGGCCGCATCCAGGAACTGATTCTGCCTCGTCGTGGCGTGGATTACGTGCACCTCCGGGTCAGGCTTTCCAAATACCTGATATGTCCAGTGCCTCGTGCCTTTCGGCGTCGTAGTTACAGCGATCCAAGGTTTATGGCCCGACCTAACTGAGAGACGCGCCACACGCCAGGCTTCCTCGTCGATTTGTGACGCCTCATCGATCCAGAGACCGTGCAAATTTAATCCTCGAAGGCGGTCGGGACGGTCGGCTGAGCGGAATAGAATTGTCGAGCGACCTGCAAGTTCGGCGGTCATGCGCCCAGGCGAGAATACCCAGTGCTGGTGCAACAAATCTGCGACATCCTTAGCCTGCCGCCAGTCGATGTCTTCCAGCATCGTGTAAGTGGGCGCCACTACGCAATAATTGCCAGGCTCAGCGGAGGCTTTTAGAAGAAGCCGATAGCAGCCTGCCCAGCTTTTCCCGCTACCACGGCCGCCGATTAACGCAACCATGCGAGCCTGGCTGTTCGCGAACTGAGCCTGATAATCTAAAACATTTAGTTCTTTCCGAACGTGGTCAGGCTTTACTTTGACAACCATAATGACGTGTTAATTAACTTTGCGACTCATTACTTCGCTCACTAACTTGTTCGCTCACCGGCGGCAGAGCTGGCGGTGCTATGTTAGTTTTATCCTCGACGGCAAGCGGCTGTGCATCGGCTTGCTTAGTTGTAACTATTACATTTTGGACGTACTCGATTACCGTGCCTTTTTGATCTGGCGGAATTGGCACATCCTTCTGACCTAAATACTGCTTTCCAAGCCATATCGCCATTGTCGGCGATTTCTCGGCCAAGGACCATTGGATTCTATGCAGGCGACTGCGCATTTCGGCCCGGCCAGCCGTGAGGTCGCCTGCGCATCGTCGCTCAAGTGTACGTCGACTAACTCCCACGGTAATAGCTATGTCCTCGTGTGATATTCCAAGGCTGGCTAGATGCCGCACGATACGGCGAGTTTCGTCAGTGATAGATTTGCATGGTCTCATGCTAGTTATTCTAAATTAGCCTTGCGCAGCTCAATTTTCACGAGCCATCACCCTCCAAAAAGCGGATGGCATTTTCCTGCCACGGGCTGGGTTCGTATTCCACGGGTCGATGCGCTGGTCGGCGACAGTAAGCCGCGGACAACAATCGTCGTGTACAGTCCGAGCACAAACTGTCTGAACCGGAATCCGCCCAATTAACGTAACAGCGGACGCACCGCAACGGCATCTCCTCGGGTTCGCTCTTCATCACTTATTTTCCTCCGATTGCCGCTTAGTTAGACTTAGGCCGCTTCGCGAGCATTCTCATAAGAGTTTTCCTCGCCGCCGGCGTTGGCTTGGCTCGCTTCTGAGGTGTCTTAGTTTTACTAGCCTTAGCCTTCGTCGACGCCTTAGCTTTCGCCTTAGCCACCTCTTTACGGATCGGCATAGGCAGCTGGTTAATTAAAAGTTCAATCGTCGCCCGCCGCTGACGCCATTCGCGCAGCTCGTCGCGAACTGCGAGGTCTCCACCGAGCGGGTCCATTTTCTGGCAGTCGCGCTCGGCGTCGAGACACATAGCCACTTTGTCGAGCAGGTAACGTTGAATTGCGTACACTTCAGCTTGTGTAAGCTCGCACTTCGTGGCAGGAAAGTCGGTAACGTCATCGTCATCGTCTAAAAGCATGGCATCCTCCGCAACTTTATTTTAATCATCACACGCCTTAAATTCTCGAATAATTTCGTCCGGCACCTCCTCGGCCGGTAGCGTCTTTTTCCAGTCAGGATCATCGGCATCCTCGCACTCGAAGAAAAATCGGCCGGTGAAACATTCACCGGCGAAACCGAGAAGGGCATCGTCGAGGTAGACGGAAAATTTTTGCCACCGTCTGCCAGTCGCCACGGGGACGTAAAGTTCTAGGATATGTCGATTGTCGGAGCGCACTAGGCGCGCTCCAAAAAAGCGATTAACAAAAATGGACACGGTAACTCCTTTGGCACAAAAAAAGCCGCTGAGAGGTTGATACCTCTCAGCGACCCACACCATTACACACCTAACTTCTCTAGTGCCACCTCAACTTCACGTCGGACCGGATCCGGCACCTCATCAGCCGGCACGACCGTCCAGCCGACGTGTAGGCCGTATCCACTCGGATACTTTTTAGAGCCGTCAATCAGAGCGTATCCCTTATTTGGCCAACGGGCGCGGTCCCACACCTGGACCATATATTGCCCTAATTCCGTCTTAATCCAGTTGTATCTTCTTGTGGCCCAGAGCATTTCCCTACGCACTTCCTCAGGCACTTCGCATTCTTCTACTGTCTCCCACTTTTCTGCCAAACCTATGCCCCCTGGCCAAAAATCTTCGCCGTCGTAAAGAGCGAACCCGTGCCGCGGCCAGCGACGCACATCGAATACTTGAAGAAAATAATGCCCTAGATTAGTTCTAACAAACTCGTGCCACGTAGCCATGAAAAGCCTCCTTTAGTCTAATAATTGCCACTAAAGGCATCCTGCCCCTAGTGACCGCCCCTACAACGTTATTCGTAAAGCGCTTCGACTACTGTGCGCAGATTAGCGAACTTTGCAGGCGGCACCTCTTCAGGCGTGACAACCCGCCAGCTGGCCGCTGCGCCCAGGCCCCCCTCCCAGGTTTGATCCTCGTCGAGAAGGGCGAAACCGTGTCGCGGGAATAATTCCGCGTCCACGACCTGAGCCAGATACGTGCCTCTTTCCGTTACCACGAATTGAACCCGAGCCATGTTACGCCTCCTTTAGTTTCGCCAGACGAACCATTCATCTGACATCATTACTTTACACTATTGACGCCTGTGTGTCAATAGAAAAAACAAAATTTTTCCAAAATTTTTTCACCACTCCGCGCGCGGCCAGTCAAGGGGGTTCTCGCCCTCGCCGTCCCAGGCTAGATCGGAACCTAGCTGCGCGACTGCCTGCCGCGCGGCCTCCTCGGCGGACGTGCCCTTTACCGTAATAAGCTCGGCATAACCCCACACATGCGCCGCCCAGCGGTCGCGATTCCAACAATTTTTTTCAGGCGGATAGATGCCCACCACGACGCGGCCACGTTTATCGCGTGGAAAATGGTCAGCCACTTCAACCTCCAAAAATAAGGCCGCTAAAAGCATCCCTGCCCTTAGCGGCCTGGTCCTTTTACTCGCAGGCGGCCTCGATCACGTATTGCAGTTCCTGCCGAATCGGTTCAGGAACTTCGCTCTCCGACACCACTTTCCAGCTAGTCGCAACACCAAGGCCACCCTCCCAAGCCTGGTCATCGTCGCATAGGGCGAAGCCGTGCCGAGGCCAACGGTCCGCATCCTCGATTTGCACCAGATACCGGCCACGATCCGTTACTACAAAACTCGCCTTAACCATACCAAGCCTCCTTTTTTTTAACCTGCCAGGTGAACCGCTCACCTGACACCATTATCTTAGACTATTGACGCGCGCGTGTCAATAGCAAAATCCGAAATTTTTTGAATTTTTTTCACTGCTCCGCACGCGGCCAGGAAAGCGGATTCAGCCCGCCGCCCGCCCAGGCGAGGCAGCCTTTTCCGACGTGCCGTTCGATTCTTTCCGCCGCCTCCTCTGGCGTATCGCTACCCCTCGGGGGAATCTGGCACCTCGGGGTCCCCTCGAGGGAACCCCTCGTTGGTCCCACGAGCCGCTATCGCTACCGAGGAAACCAAGCTCTCTCACCGAGGAAACCCATCGGAGGGTCCCTCGGCGGTCCCTCGGGGAAACCCAGGCTCCCCTCGAGGCCACGCCGCCGTCGGATGACCACGCCGCTCCTTGCCTACGAACGCCCGTCGCCCGAACGCTCGCTGTAATAAATCGGCCACCTCGTCTAAGGTAAGATCATCGCCCAGGAAAGCGTAACCCCAGGGCACGACGCGGCCGCGGCTATCACGGAATGGAACTTTTTGCCACATTATCACTTCGCGTTGTTTTAGCACCTCAAAATCGTAATTAAACGCCCATTAAAGCCGCTCAACTCAGCTTAATGACCTTTTTCCGTCTAAACCTACAAACCTGGCTTATACGCCATTTAATTCGATTTTGACCTACACCTAGCTTTTTCGCTTTTTATTGGGCACTCCCCGGTGGACCAGTCCTTTGCTGGGGTCCGCAAAAAATTCGTTGCATGCGTGCGTGCGGCGGCCTTGATGGCCGCCCGCACGCATAGGGGGGTATGGGGGGTTTTTCTTTTGTTCCGAACGCATTTTTGTTCCGTTTTTGCTGTAACATCTTATCTCACAATAATTTACTGAGCGGAACAACCGCGGAACAGTGTTCCGGTGCACATTTGTACTATCCTGTAATAACACTTTATCAGATAACGACTTACGTGGTGACGTAAATTGCGGAACAATTCCGGAACAGTTCCGGGGTTTTTCCGCGCCAAAAACCACTTTTTTGTTCCGAACGAATTTTTGTTCCGTTTTTGCCGTAAATACTTGCCCATTAGTATCTTACTGAACGGAACAACTTGCGGAACAGTTCCGGAACTGTTCCGCGTTGTTCCGGGGTTGTTCCGCCTTTCCTGTATTACTCTTTTTCTCCAATTAGGCTGCTGCGTAGCTTGCGGACGTACCGTTCCGTTACCCCGCACTGCCTGGCAATCTCTGCCGGGCTAGCCGTCGGGCATTCTCTCAGCGCCGCCTCCACCTGCTCGCGCTTCAATGGCGTTTCCTCGACCGTCGGCTCTTCGGGCGGCGGCACCGTGGCGTAGCCTATGCGACCCCGGCTCATTTCCCATAGATATATCAGTTTGATAGCCTCCGCCTTTCGCAGCAGCGTCCGACACGTAAAATCTTTAATTCCCCTCCGATTGGCCTCGACTAGTATAGCTTCCACTAGCTTTGGTTCCGGTTGAATGAACACGCTCGTGAAGCTTTCCGGACTCCACTCCGGCTCTGTCAGCTCTTGCTCAACTTTGTGCCGCCGTGGCCCCTCGACGCGCAGCGCTGCCGGATCCAAATCATCCGCCGGCTGCCACACCGGGAATGTCCAGCGAAGGCACCGTGGCGGCACCGGCGGCCACGAACGCACCGCGGCTTCAAGCACGACCACATCGTCGTTTTCGTGTGGGCGTAGGACTAGGTGCGTATCCGTGGCCCGTGATTGCGCCCCCGCGCCGGCACCGACGTCCGTTACAGTTTTTCCCGATTGATTTCCCTTCGACGTGTGATGAACTATCACGAAGCAGCAACCTAACTTGTCAGCGTAGCGGTCGATGGCGTTATAAATGTTCGCCATCGTGCCGTTATCGTTTTCGTCCATGTCTCGCGGCATAAAGCGGTACATAGCATCGAGAATAATAACTTTGAATCTGTTAGGTTCGATCGACGAAAAATACGAACCTAATGAAAATATATCACGCCAGTAGCCGCGTAGATTCTGGACGAAGATACGATCACCGACTTCACTAGTTTTGATATGCCGCGCGCCTGCGACCTGCGGAATACGATGAGCGGATGTTTCGCTGTGCAACTCGTTATCGATAATCAGCACATTCCCTTGCTCGCATAAAAAGGTGTCAAGCCACTGGCGGCCAGTAGCGATAGCTAATGCTAGGTCAGTGACAAGCCAGGACTTACCAATTTTAGGCGCGGAGATAACATTCATCGTCTCGCCTTGGCGCAGTAGGCCATGAATTACTGGCGGTCGTAGGCTAGGATAACTTGCGATTAGATCGGTCAGGCATACTGGCGTAAGCTGCGCCTTCACGTTTGGGTCAGGTTCGTATTCTGCTGCACTCTTGGCGGTACGTCGCACCTCGGCTTCCGATAGCGGTGGTTTGCAACTCATCTCATTGATTCGCAGCAACGCCTCGGCAATCTCAGGCTCGGACAAGCCGTGTCGCCGCATCGAGCAGCCGATTTTGAATAGGGTATCGTTCCTTTGCCCTTTCGGGATTCCACCAGGTTCGGCGTTGGCCTCGCCGGAGTCCTTGTCGTTGGTTCTGGATTTGCCATCGACTAATCGGTCTAACATGTCCGCCAGCCAACGTGGCGGCTCCGGCAGACGGTCAGGCGGGACGGCAAGTTCTAGGTCTGGCGCCCACGAATACGTGCCGTCAAGTCGTTGGGAAGGCGGCGCGACGATATAGCCACCGTCTGTACGAGTATCGACGTGCGGGGCAAGCTTGCTCGTCGTGCAGCGCCAGGCTTTATTGACCGGCTTTCGGAAAAAGTAGTGCCGGCCTCCTCGGGGGGTCACAGCTACGGCGCCCGCGGAGGCGAGGTCAGCGGCACGGTCCGGGTCGTGTGGCCAGCTGTTCGGCTTTCCCTCGATGGGGTCAATATCCACGACCAGTAGCCCCTCGGCGGCGATTCCGATATTGGCGAGCGGTCGGCTTGTCCACCAGCGTTCGATCTGCTCGGCGTCCGTCGTGGCATCGTGAAAGCCGTGCTCTGTGAGAGGATTACTTTTCCCTGGCGCGCAGGGAAAAATCTTGTAACCTAACTCCGCGTAGCGGAGGGCGGCGGCGAGATGTGCATTCGTCATAACTGGTCCTCAGTTAGTTACTCAAACATAGATTGATCGTTAGCTTTTCGGTCTTCTGGAATCAGGCAGTGAGGCGATGCCCAGAGCCTTTCTCGATGCTGCTGTCCGCCTGGCGCGGAACTTTTAGTTCGTTTAATTAGCCCCATGCCGCCGCGCAATAATCCAGGCTTAAACCACTCATGCACTCGCCAACCATACGATTCTAGCTCAGCGTGCTCAATGTCGTAGCCGGTTAGCACAATACGATATTTAGGGTTGTCGCCCCATTTTTTGCACCATTTACGCACGTCGTGCGCTATTGTTAGAGACTCGGTGAAGTAGAGGTTTTTATTGCGTTTTGCTTCTGCTGAATACGGCGGATCGAAGAATACGCCAACTGTGGCTGTGCCTAACCGCACTGGCAGTGTCCACGTTGCCCCTTTAGTGCACACGCGACTCCAATCGCCATGCACAATCCGAACATGACGTAGTCGTGCTGATAACCACTGAAACCATCGAATTAATTCGGGCATCGTCATTGGATGGAACGGATTATCGCCGGCATCTGATAGTACCCCTGGCTCTCGTAGCTGTGACCTGTTCACGCCGCAGCCATTATTTGATAAATGTGGTCGATTTCTTAGCACCCCTGGCTCGCGTGAGTGCTTGCCTTCTCGAAGATCGTTCCATTTCGCGATCCGCCCATTGGTCGGATCGACTGTCCAAGGGCCTTTACCATTAAACGCACCAATTTGCACGCACACGCTCCAAAGCCACCAGCCTGCGATTTTAGGGTCGCACCACTCAGGCGTGCCAGCTAAAAGCTCCCAGTTTTTTTTCAGTTCGCCATTTAAGTACGGCAATCTGCCGCGCGTATTTATCGAGTTCCGACACCGGCCATGAGGCATGGCGCGCCGTTTCCTCTGGATGGAATTGAATTGCACGCCAGGCGTTTACTAGAAAACCGTCGGCGTCACAAACTGTTTCGCTGTGATACGGTCGATTGCACGGATGCGGCCGATTTAATAGTACGGCGCCAGAGCCGAAAAACGGCTCCACGTAATGCGCTACGTCACCTAAAAGACTCCACACTAACGGCGCAGCCTGGCTTTTGCCACCGAACCAAGGGAATGGGGCTTTTTGATAATTAACTTTTTTCACCACGGCACTTCATCCTCGGAAGCAATTACATTAGCTCCAAACGGGAATTCCAGAGCATTCGGTGGCAAGTCGGTGTCATTTATCGGTGGCGGAATATCGCCCAATTCGTAGTCGATAATTTGATCGTATTTTTCGCCGACGGTAGTGCGTACAGTGATTTTATACGTTGGTGCCAGGCGGCCTGCTTGCGCTATCGCAACTGCCTCCTCAGCTGTTTTTGGTACCGGTTCGTATGCCCGACGTTTCCACCAGGCGATTGCCTTCTGTCGAGCATAGCCGACGTGCTCGAAACAAATCCATTCCGACTTATTGGTGTATAATCCAACTTTATAATCGACTCGCATGCTCTGCGGTGCGTCAGCTGGCGCACCACGTTTCTTGTGAATCGAATATCGAATGTCTTGAACTTCGTATTCTGCGTCGGTCACCCTCCCTGACAAAATATCGGCCTCACTAGCTTTCGCGTCATGCCTACTTCGCTCCGGCGGCGGGAATTCATAGCCACAGTCAGGGCACGTCGCATAGCCGGTCGCGATAAGCGAATGGCATTTCGGGCATTCTTTTACCGGTGCTTGACCTTCGCCCCCACCGCGTTCCTTTATCTTAATCTGGTCTACTGGCCCGTGCCGCAACACGTTCCCGCCGTAGTCGAGCACGAGGCAATTTTGCTTTCCAGGATGTAGTCGGAACCCTCGCCCGCAGTTACCGACGATTGCGACCTTTCCGTTTCGCCGCGTCACGATCGTGCCTAAGCTAGTCTTGACGCACCAAACCCACTCGCCCGGCTTGCAAGGCACTTGTTTTAGTCGATTGCGTTTCTGTATTAACTTCGATGGCCACAGCCCTTGGCCACCTATCGTCGCCTCAGTTTTCTCCTGAATGTGTACGCGATACTGCGTCTTCGGTTCTTTCGTGTGCCAGCCTGTGCGTTGGCGAATTGATGTGATGTTAGCTCTGAACCCTCGCTGAATTAAGAGCGCTTGCAGGTCGTCGGCTAAGTTTTTGTTATCGCCCAAGCATAGCGTTATCGTGCGGCATCGCCAAGGCAGCGTTCGCCATTTTAAGCCGTCGCCCAGGTACATCGCCTCAAGCAGGACACGTAGCTGTTTCTTTGAGGCGTCAATTAATGTCTCAGTTAGTGGTCGCGTTAGATAGCGTTCTAACTTACCCCAGCCTGTTAAGTTTCGATTTTTTCCTCGTGGCTGACCGAATGGAATCACGAATTGGAACGCGTCAGGATATTTCGCCAGGTGGCCTTTTCTTCGATGGCGATACACATGATAGCCGAAGCCGCAGCCTTTTAGCGTAGTATGTATTCGCCGCAGCCACGGGCTTTGGCTCGATTGCGTAATGACGGCTTTTTTCGATCGCTTATGAACGTAGCCGTCTGTCAGCATCCAACCTATAAATCGCAACTCGTCATTAGATAATGGCACGCCGCGGCCGTTACCGCGCCCGGCGACTGGAATATAGAACGAATCGCGCAGCCTCGCCAAACTAATTGCCGTGCGTTTTTTCCAGCGTTTCGATGTGCGCGACCGCCCTCGGTAGATCATCGTGTGCAAGTGCGTTACGCGAATGTCGAGGTGTGGCGCCGACACGCCGTACATTTTTTCTTGCGGTGCCAATTGGCGATGAATTTTTTCCTCCGCCACGCACCATTCGATTAAGCCAGATTCCAGGTCGTATGCACCAACTAGATCGCCGACGCGAATATCTTCGCATCGTGCCCACCCACGTGGCGTTAGTATTTCTGTCGCCATGTCGAGGCACATCTGGTAATACAGCCCAGGTGAGAGCGTCGGCCGTAGCAAGGCAATGCAGTCGATATGTGGCGCGTCGAATCCGGTCGTTAAAACGTTGACGTTACATAGATATTTCAGCTGACCATCGCGGAACTTTTTAAGTAGTGCGTCGCGTTCATTGTTCGGCATGTCACCCGTAACGAAACCGCATTCGATGTCGTGCCGCTCTCGCAGCATCTGCACGATATGTTTCCCGTGCTTTATCCCACTGGCAAAAATCAGCACAGCCTTGCGATCCTTTGTATATTCGACGATTTCGGCGCAGGCGGCCTCGACGAGCCAGTCATCGTCCATTAGATTTTCAACTTCGTCAGCTATGAACTCGCCGCCGCGGACGTGCAGTTCGCTAGTGTCAGCCTTAGCCTTACCAGCTTTCGTAACTAATGGGCATAAATAACCCTGCGTTATTAGTTCGCGGACGCCAATTTCGTAGCAAACGTGGTTTAGGATATTGTCTGGCGAACAGATTGGGCCGCTGGAAAGGCGATAAGGCGTAGCGGTGAATCCAATCACTCGCGCGTTCGGGTTGACAAGCTTTGCCTCGGCGAGGAATTGACGATACATGCCGTCGCCGTCCGGCGGAATCAGATGCGCCTCATCAACTAATATTAGATCAAACGGGTCAAACTCACACGCTCGCTGATATACCGACTGAATGCCAGCCACAATAACTGGTTTATTCCGATCTCGCCGTTTCAGGCCGGCTGAGTAAATACCGAATGGCACCTCCGGGCAGATCGCTTGCAGCTTTTCAGCTGTCTGCTCCAATAGTTCCTTTACGTGCGCTAGGATCAGCACGCGGCCATTCCAGAGGGTCACCGCGTCCCTGCAAATCGTCGCCATCACTGGCGTCTTACCGCCGGCGGTCGGAATCACGACGCATGGATTATCGTCACGTTTGCGCAGATGCTGATAAACCGCCTCGATAGCCTCTCGTTGATATGGCCGCAACTCCATTACTTCACCTCCGTGTCAAAATTAACATTGTCAATAGTTAGCTTAGCTTTTACGACGCGAAACTTAGATATGAGCGGCGCGCCGCCGACTAGGCGCAGTATCTGCTGCGCGGTCTTAGTCGCTTCGCTCGGATTTTCGCGGAAACTGTCTAGAATTACGCCGTGCTTACTGATCGCTATCCAGCCGTGAATTTCCACCGCGGGCTTCCTCCTCGACTTGCCGCAGCACGACACGAACCTTGCCGCCTGGTACTATCTCGCATTTTTTAACGTGCAGCTCGACTATTTGGAAGTCGTCATAATATGCCTTCCCGTGGCCGAGGGCATCGAATAATGCCTTTAACACGTTATCCAGGTCGCGTCTGCGGTTATCCGGTGGATATACCTCGACCTCCGCAATAAGCGGTCCTTGGATCGGCTTACAACCTATGGAAGCGAGAATCGCGATAACGTGTTTGCGGAACCGCCGCCCCTCGCGACTAATTAGTGTACGGAAACCAACGTGACGCCAGTATTTGTTAACTGATGGCGGATAGGGAAGAAATAAGATCATGTGACGCCTCCGTGTGGGAAGAAATCCTTGCCACGCCAAAACGAGTCACGCCATGTCCGGTCACGCTCTACCCGACCAGGCCGAGTCATACACCGCCAAGCAAGGACTCATCGTACCGCTCCCGGCCTCACCAGGTCTGTCCTCACCAGGGCTAGTCTCACCACATTAACCTATTCCAGCTCAGGCAAGGCTAAGCGAGTCGCATAACCCGCCTGGCCTTGACTGAGATTTGTTTCGCCTCGCCTAGTCAAGTCTCGCCTAATCCAGCCAATCCCTGCCCTACCACCATTGACCTGCAATTTGTTCCATGTTTCGATGCGCCAAGCCAAGCCACGTCCCGCCATTGTCCTGCCACAACACAACCAGCCCGGCCCAGATGGTAATCTCAATCAAGGCTAAGCGAGCTGTATGCTCACCTGGCCTTAACTGAGCCTTATCGTGTTACGTTCGTCAACGTTAAGCTATGCCGCCGCGCCAGACCAAGTCCTACCCTATCAAACCCTAACACGTCGAAGCATGCCGCGCCGAAAACGGCCTTGCCCAGTCTGATTAGTTGGCTCAATCGAGGCTAAGTGAGCCGCTTTTTCTCACCTGGCCTCGATTGAGCCATACCAAGCCGCGTCTCGTCAGGTCCGATCGGGTCCTACCATACCAGTGCCTCACTCCATCGCGCCTCGGCGCGCCTCACCGCAATCCTAATTTGTTATAAAACAGATACGTGAAACTTAACCAAGCCTTGCCAAGTCACTACCAAGCCTAGGCAAGCCATACCTTGTCCCGCCCTACCTGTAGCCCGCCGGACCACGTCAAGCTTAGTCCGACTATTCGATAGCTAACTCAATCGAGGCTAGACGAGTTACTTTTTCTCACCTGGCCTCGATTGAGCCATACCAAGTCCCGCATTGCCACTCCCTGCCAGCACCCGAACTTACCAATGCTAAGCCCCGAATTGACCACGCCGGGCCAGTCCCGGTCCAGCCTGGCTACGCCGCGCCAAGCCTGGCCCCCGCCTCGCCCAGCATCACCACGCCAAAAATTATTAAGTTCGTCAAGGCGAAGCGAGCTGTCGAGGACTACTCATTTTGCCTTGATGAACTTGGTTAAGATAAAAAGCCACGCCTTATCGTGTCGCGCCGTTGCTCGCCAGCGCCTCGCCCGGCCCAAACTCGCCGCGCTCCGACTTGTCATACCACGTCGCGCCAGGCCTTGTCTTGCCCTGCCGCGCCCGTACTAACTATGATTTACTGACTCGTTTTTTGCATGGT